ATACAGGGCCAAATAATCCTTCCAATACCAATTGATGTGTTTGGCTACCATCTAAAGTTCCAGTCGTTCCAATACGATATTGAGCCTCGGTACATTTCTCTAATATAGATGTAAGTGATTTGGCTTTAAAATTATGAGCTTCATCTCCTATCACCATACCAAAATCCACAAACCAAGATGCTGGTAATTTATAAATGGATTGCCATGTTGATATAATAACTCTTTGTGATACTCCAAATTTTTCTCGGCCTGAATATATCTTATGACATGAGTTATCTACATTCCAAGTATCCTTAGCTGAATAATCAGCAAAGTCTGAATACATCTGCTCTACTAATGAAGTTGTAGGTACAATAATTAAAACGTTTTGATTATAGTGTTCTAGGAAGTATCGTATAGCCAAATATATGATTAAACTCTTACCTGAAGCCGTAGGGGATAATAATAAGGTCTTAGTAGTTGATAAACAGCACGACAGTGCCTCCATTTGATATTTGCGAGGGGTTATATCAGCCCCATTCACAGAAATGCTTATTTGTGCTAAAAAGGAATTTATGTCATGTCTAAGTAGTTGATATACCGTACTATATTTTTCGCTTTTTTCCTCTTTTAAGTTATACTCGCGCTCTTGACAAAACTCTTGAAGATATTTATGCAATCCACAGTACAAAGTCTTTTTTCTAGTATCAAATAAACGTATTTTACCGTCCCACATACGATTACGATACGCTGGCATAAATTTATAACCAGGAACAAAAAAACAAAAATGTTCACTAAGTTCCCTTTCAATACCAGCATCGCATTGAACCTGCATAAAGACTTCGTTCTTCTTTTGAATAGTAATGGTTTCCATTAGATACCGCTAGTGAATTTTCTCCATTCAATCATATTCTTTATATTTTGATGTCGCCATTTGACATTCTCTAATATTTCTTTTAAAGTAGAACAAACTTCTTCTAAGTATTGCATTTTAGCTTGATGCTCTTGAATAAGTGGATCAGCATCATAGTATCTATCCATATCTCCTTTTAAAACAGTAAGGCCATTAAGTGGATCATAGTCCCATCCCTTTTCATCTATTTGTTCTTTAGACATTTTACCATTATAGTGTAACCATTTGTCTTTAAGAAGAACTTTAAATTCAAGTTCAGCTTTTTTAAGTTTCATTCGATTTACAGAAAGTAATTCGAGGTATTTGCCGTGAAGTTTAGCGGAGTTTCTTGATGTTTCGTCTAGATTCATTTCATCTATAATAGAATCAGTTTTCCACATTTCTAAGATTTGTTGTAAATTATTCATGTATATATTATACCACATTTTGTGGCATTTGTAAACCTATTTAAGATTTAAATTCAAAGTTAGTATAAGCAAAGCTAATATCCATTTGTACATATTCAACGGTTTCTGCTTGTGCGTCAAATTCAACAGAACTCAAGCTTGTCGGAAATACTCCATTGAATATTATTTCTTTTGTTACATTATTATGCGATGAGAGTACCAATAATGTAGCATCAACTTTAAAATCTTCTGCATTTTTAGCTTGTGCTATATTATGCATCCAATTAAAAGTTTCTATATATGTTTCCATATCTTCTGTAAGATTAACTCTTAATGATAAATCTTCGAAAGAAAGCCGATCACCTGTAAATGATAGATTCACGCCACGATATGGTGTTTCAACAGGAGACATTTGAATTGAAGGTAATATACCACCTACAGCAAAATACTCTAGGTTAGGATATAGTGTGTCTATTTTAAATTGAAACCCGACTGGGCTCAAAAAGTTTTTATTTGTAGTTAGTGTTGCCATATTAGTATTTATACATAAAGAAAAGGGGAACCGAAGCTCCCCTTTAAGTTGAGTGTTAAACTCTGGCTTACACCATGATGTCGTCTACTCTGAAGATTCTGAAGTACTGGTTAGCACGGTCTGTACCTGTGCCGTCAGCAGCTACGAATGGATTTGCAACCATACCGTATCTTGTTTTGAATCCCATTCTTGGTTGGAAATCGTTCTCACCGACCGCTTTAACCATTGTTAAAGGAACGTAAGGACAATAGAACATACCAGCGTCATACGGGTTAGTTCCTCTGTATCCAACACAAACGAAGTCGACTGTAGCATACGGATCAATGTAAACTTTAACTCTTCCGTTAAGAACACCAGCAAAAGTATTACCTGTGTCATCAACATTTAAGTTAGCAGCTAGAGCTGGAGTATAATCCAACATTCCAGCAGCAGCTAAAGCTGAAGCAACGTCTGAAGAACAGATAACAAAGTTACCTTTTCCACGTCTTGTTTCTTTAGCAATAACGTTACATTCTCTTTCGATCTGCATGATAAGACCTTTAAATCTTTCTACCATCCATCTTCCGTCTGAGTCTGTGTTAACATCAAAAACACCAGAAAGAGCTGTTGAAGTTTGAAGAGCACCAATTTTAGCTTTCTTCAAAATTGTTCTAACAACTTCTCTGTTGATTTCAGCCAAGATTTCAGCTGATAGGATATTAGCCAATTCGCCTTCAGCATCCAATCCGTGGATTGCTTTAAGGTCTTGTGCTAGTTCCATTGTGTACTCAGCTTTTAGAGCTCTTGATTTAGCTGTTACAGTTGATTTCTCAATTGAAAAAGCCATTTCGCCGAAAGTACCGTCGCCAGTTTCTCCAACCCCAAGTCTCTCAGCAGCTGATGTAGCTAGCCCTTCACCGAATGTTGAAACTGTATCAGATTCGTCTGCGATTGTGCCATCAGTATCAGCATCAGTTACACCACTTAATCCTGTTGGATCAGCTTGATGTGTACCTGTTCCTGAGAAGTCAGTATCAGCTTCATTAAATAAAGCCTCTGTTCCGCCCTGAGTTGAGTATTTTGATTTCATTGCAAAGATAAGTCCTGTAGGACCACTCATTGGCTGAACGCCAGCGATATCATATGCGATTAAGTTAGGCATTGCTCTACGAACTAAAGAGATTAATACTGGATCAAAAGTTCCAATATTACCACCACCAATGTTATTTGGTGCAGCAGCTTCAGAAATAAAATTTCCTTGTGCTTGTGCTCTTTCTTCTTGTAGGGCAATTTCCTGGATTTTCTAACAATCTAGCTGTTACAGCTTTCTTGTAATTATCTTGGATAGGTGCGGCTGACTCGTGATCGAGAACAGGACCCCACTTTTCCATTAAGTTTTTATCTGCGTTAAACATTTCTGTTTCCCCTAATTATTTAGTGTAATGTGTTATAGCTTGTGTGTATTTAGACATAGACTCAGATACAGTTTCATCCGAAACATTATCTTCACCTAATAAACTATCTACTTCATCAACTGATTCAGTAACATCCTTAGCGAAGTATGATTCTTTAACAGTTTTCACTTTCATTTCAAAAGTTTCTTTGTTATCGAATTCGATATCTTCTACCAATGATGCTAATTTCTCAGCTTCAGTTTCTGCAAGCCCTGAAGATTGTTCTCTTACTACTTCTTGCTTTTCAAATTCTTGAACTGCAGTATGTAGTTTAATATTATCTTCTGTGGTTTTGTTTAAAGTTTCTTCAAGCTCAGTAACTTGTTCGTTGAGTTCATCAACTAAGTCTTCTTTGCCTTCAGGTACTTCGATATAGTGTTCTTTAAACACTGACTGTAAAGAAGTCATAAACTCTTCAGCAATTTCAGTCCTAAGACCTTGTTGAACTGCAAGTTCATTATCTTTCATCCATCCTTCAACTACATAGTTAAGGTATGAATCTACCTTTTCTACTAATGATGATTGAACTTCTGATACTTCTTCTTCTAAGTTTTGCGCATATTCTGCTTCTAGTCTATCAATTTCTTCGCTTAACTTACTTGTAAGTACTGCTTCGAAAATGGCAGAAGCTTTATCACGGAATCCATCTGAAAGTGTAGCTTCTTCTTTGATGATTGCGTCGATATCTTCTTCAAAATCAATTGACTCGACCTTAGCTTTTGCTTTAGGTTCTGCCATTTTGCCTTTTACAGCTTTAGCGGCGTCATCGCCTGATTTTATTGAATCTTCTTCGCCATCAATAGTTACTAACTTTGCAAACATCTTTTGTGCGTCTTCTTTTTTTGCTTTTTTAAGCATTTCGACTGCTGCTTGAATCACGCCAGCTTTGGTTTTTGGAGTTTCAACTTTAGGAGCTTGTTCTTTAACTTCTTCCTCTTCGTCTTCATCTTCCTCATCATCTTCGCTTTCGTGCTTCTTCATGGCATTAACTTTTTTCTTGTCTTTGCCATAAGTTTCTTCAAGATTTTCCTCGTCTAAAATTTCTTCATTTTCAACGAGCTCTGTTTCTTGCTCTTCAACTTCAACAGTTTCAACTACTTCTTCAGCATTGTTTATAACGTCGTCTGACATAATAGTTATCTCCTATTTTAGATTAATTTTAGAGAGGAAATTTTTAAAAGCTCGTATTTCTACGCTCTGCAAATCTTTGCGAGGAGCACTTTTTATTTCAGTCTCAATTATTTCAATATCTTGTTGACGAATTAGCCCATTATCCCATACCCATTCAACACCTTCCATAACTCCATTTACAAATGCACTTGGAGCTGAAGGGTCTTGAACAATATCTACAGTTGATAACATAAAGTCATCTCCCACATATTGAGCGCCATTCTTCGATACAAGACTTCCCATACCACGACTTGATACACCAAGCTTAACACCACCTTCGAGTAGTCCTTCGACTATTTGTCCCATAGGAGTTTTAAGTATTGATGCCTTTCCTACAACATCATTTCCCTGCCAATGCAGATCTGTGATTTTGTGTGAAACTTTATCAAGGTTAACTGTTGGTCCTTCTGGATGATTTAACTCTCCAACAGCTCTCCCTGTTTTAACTTGTTCGGTAACATACTTTTCTACGGCTTTTTCCATAGTTTTCTTTTCGTATATTCTACCGTTTCTGTTCTTTTTATTCGATTGCATAAATACGCCTTCGATGAAATAGTTTTTTGTTCCATCTTTTCTGGCTTCGCAAATCGTTTCTAAATTTTGTTCTACGTATTCGGTTATTAATTTCATTTAGATACCTAGTAGTTTTAGCATATCATCTGCAGCTTTTTGAGCTTCTTTTTCGTTTTTAAAGTTATTGTCTAATAATTCTCCATCTACATAGACAGAAAATTTACTACCCTTTTTGGCTAGTACAACTTCTTTATCTTTACGCTTACCAGCTTTAAAAGATTTTATTTTCTTTTCACCGCTTGCAAGTTTTACTTTTTCTCTAAGCTCTACAAATGATAGCATGGATAATTATCCTTCTGTTGTTTCTTCTTCAGCCTTTCGCTGAATCATTCCTGATGCTATTTCTATCTTTTTAGCATCAAGAGCTGCGGCCATTTTATCAGCCATTAGAGTATTAAACTCTGTATTAGCTTTTACATTATCGCCATTTTTTAAATTTGTTATCAAATCATTTATTGCCATCTTTTATATTCCTGTTTATATATTTATAAAAACGTGTGTCCCATTAGTTATCCCAACGCGGATCGTCAGGATCTGGTGCATCGTTTTCTCCGTCTTTTGTCTCTTGATCAATTTGTTTTTGAATTTCTTCAATTTCATCGTCAGTCTGACGTAATACGTTTTTACGTATCCATTCATTTGATATATATTTACCTACGTATTCATCTAAAGATGATAACATATCAAACCTTTCTTTTAACATTTCTGATTGTTTTAATTCTGAAAAATAATTATCTTCAATAAAATCAAAGGCAATATTTTCTTTCCAACCATTCCAATCGTCTTTTGTTATAACACCCTTAAGTAAGAGTTGAGTTTTCAAGAGTTGCATAAACAAATCGGAAAATCTTTTTCTTAATCTGTCTATAAATTTCTTAAACTTAACTTCATCTCTTGTTATTTCAGATGTTCTTCCTAATGAGAATTGAGCTTCTTGTTCTAATCGATTCATAGGTACGTTAAGTGATTTATATAATTTCTTTTGGAAATATATAATATCATCTATTTGACCTAAATTCTCGCCGCCTGGTAGCGTGGTGATTTCAGTTCCTCTTCCACCTTCTCTTCGTGGTAAGAAGAAATCTTCTAACATAGACATATGTTTCTTATCGTCTTTGATATCACCAGTCTTAGCATCATATACCAATTTGTTTCTATATTGATTCATAATACCTCTTAGGTATTCTTCAGCCTTACCTTTAGGTAAGTTACCAACATCAATATAAAATATCCTACGTTCTGGGGCACGTGATATTCTGTATATGACCAATGAATCTTCCATCATTCTTAATTGATTCACTGGCTTTAATGCTTTATGTAAATAAGAAAGTATTCTTTTTCTTTGTGGATCCATTATACCCGATGTACAATATGCAATTGCATCAGGATATATTTTTAAACCCTGTTCATAGCCACCCATTATTTTGTCTTCGAACAAAAAGAACTCATCAACTTTCTTAATAAGTTTTGCTCCTGTCTTAGGATCAATTACTTCTTCGACCTCTTTCACCTTTCTTAATTTGGTAGGATCGATATAACGTAATTCCTTAATACCTTGCTTAGGATTTTCACTATTAATAATAATATGATATGGTAATCTACCATCTACATACCATCTTCTATATATGTCATGAGCATATGCATTAAAGTTTAAAAGCTTTAATACTTCATCAAACTCATGTTTAATTGATTCTTTAATTTTATCTGAAATTTCTAATTCATCAAGTACTATATTAACTGGAGATTCATCATGATCTCCAACAATTGATTCATTAATGATATCTTCGACTGCAGCATCACATTCAGGCTGTGAAGCAATATCTCTATATTTTAAAATTAAATCAATTTCATTCTTGGCTTTATCGCCATCCATATCAATGTAAGCACCAAAGTGCCCACCTGCTTGGATAACGCCTGCGCCATCCTCATCAGTTTTTGGCACAAATGAAGGTAGATCTTTACCCTTTGTGCTTTTTCTATTGATTTCAAAACCAAAAAATTCGGCCATTATTTTTCCTCACATTATCGGAGGGGATATAATTCCCCTCCTCTAATATTATTTATATACCTACGAAGTGGTGTCTGATTCCCAGTATTGTACTTGGAATTCCACTGTGAACTCTTCAATAGTATTTTCAGATTCATAACTTACTTCTATCTCAGAAACGTTAGTCGGAAATAGACCTCTAAAGTCGTATCTCTTTGTAACCTCTCCAGCTTTATTCAATTGTTCAACAATTGCGTCAGCTTGATAGTCAGTAGGATTGGATAATCCTGTGTTTGAGTTATTATTGTTAATACCATTCATCCATCGTTCCATAGCGTTACGAACTTCCATACCAGTGTCATTAATGACAGTGATTGTCCAAGGATCAAATGTTCTGTCACCAGCTATTTGCAATGTTCTACCTCTGAATAATACAGGGATAGGTGCAATAATTGATGCAGGCATTTGAGCTGTTTTACACATAAATGATGTTAATTCAACATCACCCTGTGCGTAACTTGGATAGTTCATAGTTACTTTGAAAAGGTTGGATCTTGCTCCACCGCCTACTAGTTTAGATTTAAAATCATCTACTCCTAAAATTGCCATGTCTTAATCCTCCTATGAACCCGAGATTTCAGAGAATTCAACCCCTGATCTCGTCGCTACAAAATTCAGTGTAATAAAGTTAATAGATCTGCTTGGCTTGATAAAGATATCTGCCACAAATTTATTGCCATCTATTACGGCTGAAGTGTTATTAGTGTTATCACAAATTACTAAGAAGTCAGTCAGACCACGTCTACCTTTAACATCCCTTAGGAATGGTTCGACTAGGTTTCTGAATTGAGCTCTTGTGAATTCATCATTGAATTCAAATAATTGTGCTTTTGCTGCTGTTGAAATTGCTTTCTCCAGAGCTATAAAAAGTCTACGTACATTTATTCTATCGAATGCTGAAGGTCTACTTAATAAAGTTTTGTCACCAAATAACAATGTACCTTGTCCAGGTAGTGATACTATTGGATTGACTCGAGCTTTATATAAAGTGTCTCTGTCTGCTTTCTTAGGATTAAATGCAAGTTTTGTTACTCCCAACAATTGACCTCTGTTCACACCAGCTGGTGAGAACCATGCATCTGCCACATTGTCTGTGTTAGCACATAATCCTGCGTGGTGTCCTGCAGCACCAATCCATCTGTATACGTCGTTATATTTGTCGTATACATATAGTGCTGTTGAGTCACAAGAAGCATAAGAAGTAGAAGTTAAACCATCTGCAAATGTTTTCACATCAGCTGCAGGAGTTGAACTATTTACTGTATCTTCTATTGGTGGTGAAATAAATGCCATACAATCTTTTCGTGCATTTACAATAGATATTAAATCTTCTGCTATTGTCTCAGCGCCATTGGCGTCTGGGGTAGCAAAAAGTAGGTTAACATCCACAGTTTCTGCATCTTCTAAAAGATCATATCCTAATGCTATTTCTCCAGTTGTTGGAGCGTTATCGTCTGATCCACCGCTAAGTGAATTATCAATAGCCGCTGTATTAGTCGTAAATGTTGTATTGGCCGCAATGGTTTCTCCAGCATCAGATAAACTTGTGTCGTGAGCTCCCCACCAAATATACTCAGATTGTGAATTAATCACATCTTTGTAATAGTTTGATGTACCGTCACTATTCTTAGCATCTGAACCTTGCGATAAAAATGCGAATGTTTCTAATACTGTTCCTGGTGTGCCAGAAATAGCTCCATCTTCATCAATAACTGCAACATGTAATTCATCTTTAGCAGATGTTTTACCCAAATCAATTGCGTATTGTGATGTTAATGGTTCAGCATCAAAGCT